ATTCCAACCAACATTTGCTCAAGTGGCAACTACTGGGGGATTGGTAGGAAGTACAACAGACCCTGAAGATGGAGAAGTGTTGTTCCAGTTTATTGGGGCAGCAGATATTGGGACAACAGAAGTTGAACTAGCTAATTTAAAACCGATTCAAAACTCTATCATTAGTGGTCCAGCAAGTTATCCCGATGGTCCCGAAGCAATTGCTTTCTACATTAGAAACGGTGAAACTAGTGGTAACAATGCCGGTGCATTTAGAATTGTTCTAGAGTGGGAGGAGGCACAAGCATGACATTATCAAAAGGCGAAATCCTATCTAACCCAGTTGTCACTAGTGGGTCAGCAAATACTGGTGCTTCTGTATTCTTATCAGAAGGTACAGCAACAGGAGTATCACCGGGAGATACAGTTAGTTTAAAAGCACCCAATACATTAACTGACAGTTGGGTGATGACACTACCCGCTTCAGGTGGTACATCTGGATATGTTTTACAGACAGATGGTTCTGGAGGAACATCATGGCAACCAGTTACAGCATCACCTGCTGGTAGCACAGGACAACTTCAGTATAACAATGCTGGTTCATTGGGTGGAACATCAGGTATTACCACTGATGGTTCTAATCTACTGATTGATAGTCAGGGTGATTTAAGAATGGGAGATGGTACAAACTATCTTGCTTTCCAAGCACCCGCTTCAATTGGTGCTGATAGAACATATACCCTACCATCTACGATTGGTTCAGCAGGAGACCAATTATTGATTGCTAGTTCTCCCACACCAACAGCAACATCTGCTACATTGGTTTGGGGTACGGCAACAGGAACTACACAATCTCCTGGTGGTGATACCGATGGATCAGTTCAATACAATAGTGCCACTGTATTTACTGGTGAGACAGCATTTAAATACAATGATAGCACCAATACATTAACTGTAGAGAATGTAACTGGAACTGGAACATTTACTTCAGGTTCTGTAGTTGTAGATAACATCACCATCGACGCCAACTCTATCACGGCAACAAATACAAATGGCAATGTAGATCTTGCTGCTGATGGCATTGGTAAAGTACGAGTTTTGGCAGACAAAGGACTTCATTTAGCAGATGCCGACAATAGTGCTGGTGTTACATTAAAAGCAGGGGCAACAACTACAGTTTCATATGACCTGACATTCCCTGATTCTGTTGGTTCTGCTAATGATGTAATGAAGATTGATGCTACAGGCAATCTTGATTTTGTATCTAATACCAAGACACTTAACTTTGTAATTGGTGATGGTAGTGGAACACTTACTACGGGCATTAAAGGACACGTTGTTCTTGATGCCGATTATACATTAACAGCTCATACATTAGTTGGTTCGCTATCTGGAGCATTAACTGTTACTGTTAGTAGGACATCAGCACCAACATATCCTTTATTATCAGCACCAACATATTCAAATATTATAACATCTTCATTAGCAACAAATGAATACGCAGATAAAACTGATAGTTTATCTATTTCAATCTCTACTGGAGATGTGTTAGAATTTAACTTAACTGCTAACGGCGGTTCTCATACATACGCAACTATAGCACTCACATTAGTACCCGCTTAATAAATTATGGCAACTGAAACTTTAGTACCAGATGGTACAGTATTTACATTGACACAACTTTCTGGTAATGTTGGCGATGTAGATAACACTATTGCATCTGCTGATGGTGTATTTTTGACGAACCTAGAAACCAATGGTAATACACCAACTGTTCTGGCGTCATTTCCCACAGCATCTGGAGATTTAACGACAGGAGTTAATCAGGCATTTAGAGCACGGGTTGGAAAGGATTCTACTGGAGGTAATAATCCACAATTTACAATTGCTGTAATCGACAATGGAGGCACATTAACATCATCTACATTTACGGCAACTGATACTGTTAGTGATTTTTCTCTCACTTGGGATGCTGGCAACTTTACATTATCAGATGGTGCTGGTGCTAATTTAGAGATTCAAGTTAGTCAATCTACTGGAGGAACTGGTAGGGGTGCTAATCGAAGATGGATTGAAATTGACGAACTTGAATGGAACGTTGAATATGACGTAGCTGTTGGTGGTGCTGCTGTTAGTCAAGCCATACTCATATGATAAATACTTAAAAAGTAGGTTGTAAGAATGGCTCAACCATCAACTCGGGCAGAGTTCACTGACTATTGCTTAAGAAAACTTGGTGCTCCTGTATTAGAAATTAACGTAGATGACGATCAAGTTGATGACTTGATTGATGATGCTATACAATTTTATCAAGAGTATCATTTTGATGGTGTAGAGAAGATGTATCTCAAACATCAAATTACCGAAGATGAAATTACTAGATTTAAAAGTTCAAATCAAAATACTATCGGACCAGATGACACTCCTGCTCCAGTAACTACAGACACTTGGGAAGAGAGGGACAACTATCTACAAGTTCCGGATCATGTTATAGGTATTTCAAAAGTATTTGGATTATCCAGTAGCAGCGTTCGCGGTAATTTATTTGGTATTGAATATAGATTATTTCTAAATGATTTGTATTCTTTTGGTTCAGTTGACCTATTAAACTATTATATGGTGAAGCAATATCTAGAAACTATTGATATGGTAATCAATAGTGGTTCTCTTGTAGGATTCAGATTTAACAAGAGGCAAGATAGATTATACATTGATGTAGACCCAACATTTTTAGATGCTGGAGATTATCTAATTATAGAATGTCATCGTGCATTAGACCCCGCAGAATTTAATCAAGTGTGGAATGATAGTTTTATCAAGAAATATGCTACTGCTCTTATCAAGAGACAGTGGGGACAGAACATGATTAAGTTCAACAACGTTCAACTCCCAGGCGGTATCACAATGAATGGACGCCAGTTATATGAGGATGGCAACATGGAAGTGTTGGCATTAGAAGAAAAGATGATGTCACATTATCAATTACCACCCCTAGATATGATCGGATGATATGCCTACCAGTCACTACTTTCCGCTGTACTACAAAAATGATGGCAGCGAGCAAAACTTATATCAAGATTTAGTAGACGAACAGATACGTCTGTTTGGTAGCGACATCTATTATATTACAAGAAAAACAATACGAGACCAGGCATTAAATCAGATTGTCTTCTCAGAGTTTAGTGAGAAGATTGTTATCGAAGCTATGCTACAGAATGTAGAAGGTTTTGGAAATCAATCTGAGTTCATCAGCAAGTTTGGTTTAAGAGTTACGGACGAGATTACATTTACGATGTCAGTTCGTAGATGGGAACAGGAATCCACACGCCTGAATAATCTAGAGGTGGAGTCTAGACCTAATGAAGGAGACTTAATCTTTTTCCCATTGACAGGTGATTTGTATGAGATTAAGTTTGTTGAGAGAGAAGCGCCATTCTATCAGTTAGGCAAACTATATTTCTTCACTATGACCTGCGAAATCTACGAGGTTGGTAGTGAAGACATTGATACTGGTATTCCTGAGATAGACGACATTGAAGCAGACAACGATTATGCCATTAGTTTTGTTCTTGCTGATGGAGGCACTGGTAATTATTATATTGGTGATAAAGTTGAATTCTATACTGACGTAGTTGTTGGTAATCTAGCAAATCCAACTGGTATCAAGGGTGAAGTATCTGACTGGGATGCTCCATCCAGAAGACTTGAACTCATTAATGTTACTGGTGATTGGGATGAAACTTATTATGTTGGTAGAGAATCTGGTGCAGATACAAATGTAAATACAACAGATGGTATATATCAGTTAGGAACTCAGGCAGAATTTACTGATATAGATGACGCCAATACTGACTTTGATGATAATAAATATATCGAGGAAGCTGCGGATGATATTCTGTTATGGACGGAAAGTAATCCATTTGGCGAAGTCGGTAATCAAAATGGTAACTTCTAATGTTTGGAACTGAATACTACAATAGAGCAATAGACAATACCGTAAAAGGTTTTGGTACGCTCTTTAACAATATAAAAATTGTTAGGAAAGATCCTACTACAGGAGAAGTTCTACAGAAGCAGCGTGTGCCTTTGGCATATGGTCCTAGAGCAAAGTTTGAAACTAGATTAGAACAGAATCCAGAACTACAAAAGAGAGCAATTACTTTGCCATTCATGTATTTTGAGATGACTGGTTTGAGTAGAGATTCATCTAAGCAACTACCACCTATCACAAAAATTTTAGCACCACAAACAGATGAGTCTGGAAACAACACTGGTATATCTGAGCAGTATGTTCCCGTAGCATATGACTTTGATTTTGAAGTAGGATTTATGGTGAAGGATACCTACGAAGGTAATCAAATACTAGAACAGATTCTACCATTCTTCCAACCATACTATAACATCACTATCAACTTCATTCCTGATATGAATGAATATAAGGATGTTAAAATTAATCTAAGTAGTGTTGATTATGAAGATGACTGGTTGGATGATTTTAGTGACAGAAGAAAGATTACATACACACTTAGATTTGTAGTCAAGTCATACATCTACGGACCTTACACCAAGGCAGATACAATCAAGAAAGCAACAATCTTCGAGACTGCTGGTGGTCTTGGTACTCCAAGAAGATCAGTCAAACGTGTTACTGAAGTTGAACCACTCAAGGATTACAATGGTGATGGTGATATCGATACCGCAGATAGAGACCTAGTATCTCCAGCAGATACTTTTGATGATGATTACGGATTTAGCTTTGATGTATTTGAAGGAGATGATGCACAGTCATGAACGAATTTGAAAAGAGTATGGAAGAGACCTTTGACATTGAAGTGGCAAAGGAAGAACCTATTGAAAAATTTAAGCAAGCAAAGAAACGAGCAGAGGACAACCACCAGGACAAGGACTACGAATACGTTCGTGGTTCTCTCTATGACCTCATTGAGAAGGGTCAGGAAGCAGTCAATGGTGCTTTAGAGATCGCACAGGAGTCTGGTCATCCTAGGGCGTATGAGGTGGCGGGCAACCTCATCAAGCAGACCACAGAGATGGCAGAGAAACTGACTGACTTGCATAAGAAGATGAAGGATTTGGATGAAGATAAATCTGGTCCTAAGACAGTCACAAATAATAACTCGATGTTTATTGGCAGCACTTCTGATTTACAAAAAATGCTTAAGTCAATGGGCGTAAAGAATAAATAAAAATAAAAAATGTCTTACATCAGACACGACGAAAATAATGATCCTGTTGTACCACAACCATCATCAACATCAGTAACCATTTATAGTGGCACTGAGGGATGGACTGATATTACATATGAAGATTGGAATGCTGATTATATTGCCAGAAATGTTGACAATAGTGTGAGAACTCCTGGTGTGTATCAGGCAAGAAATGCTGATAATACACCAAGAACTCCAGCAGCATATCAAAGACACGACAAAGATAACAATCCGGTATTAATCTAATGGCACAATGGAATAAAGATACGCAAGACTATAGGGCACAGGACACTACCAACTTTGAAGTAGTGATGCTGGCAGACCAGAATGGCAATCCATTGAATAGTTATGGTGCTGCTGCTAACATTCCTATTGCTGCTGGACTGTTAGAAGGATATTCACACATCAATAAGTTTGGATTTAGAGATACTATTGCTAATTCTTGGCAAACCATCTGGGATAAAGCAACAGATTATGCATACTATGCTGCCGCTACAGTAACTGCAGTTGCAGATAATGCTGGCCAGGGCACGACTGATGATGGCGGAACTGTAGAGGTTCAGGGTTTAGATGAAAACTATGCTCCAGTAACAGAAACGTTGACTATTGGTGGTGCTGCATCAGTAGCACAATTCTCCAGAGTGTTCCGTGCAAGAATGATTACTCCAAATACTGGCACAACTAATGATGATGAAATTAGAATTAAAAATGGTGTCAATGATGTAGCAGTAATTATTGCTGGTGCTGGTCAAACTTTGATGTCCTTATATACGATTCCTGCTGGCAAAACAG